GTTACCTTTCTACACACTTCTTTTCTTTAAGTCAGAGATTACTGGGCGTTAGGCTGGGGAACCGAAGAACCCCGGAGCGGAGTTGACCCTCTTCATGATGCGCCCCGCTGGTCGAGAGCAGATCAAGCGGATAGATGACAAGATTCGATACAGTAATTAACGCTCGCCATTATTAACTAACTTCATGTCAGAGCTTGCTCTGGCATTAAAAGGGGAAGTGTGGATTATGAATATGTTTGTAGTTGTAGATATGCGTTCAGGCATGATGGATGGCATGTATCCAAGTTTGGAGAGTGCAAAGCAAATGGCTGAGTTTATGGAAAGTCGTTACAAGGGCAGTTTCTTTCGGGTCATGGAAATACACGACGATGGCCGGGAGTGTCAGTGGGCTTTTCCGCCAGATCATTTGATGCACTGGGATATGAAAGAGGTGTTCTATAAAGACCGGGAGTATGTCCAGTGATAATTCTAAAAGACGGTACGTACTACGAGCCAAGCGATGAAGAGATTATCAACTGGCAGAGAGCCTACGATAAGATCGATGTCCATAAGGAGCTGGCGGCTATAGCTAACTGGGCTGACGCTAATCCCGGTAAGCGTAAAGTGAACGGCGCAAGGTTTGTGGTCAACTGGCTCAAGCGTGCTAATGATAGTGGTGGCTCACCTTACACGCAGAAGTTTAAGTCGGAAGGTGGTAAAATTAGCTCTCGGGATATGGAGCTGGAAGACGAGCTATATCACGACTTCTTAGGTACGCATCAGGAGTATTTTCTCAATAAGTATGGCCGGTGCTACACAAAGACCGGGGAGAGACTGACTCGTGAGCAGCCATAACTGGGTAGTCAACAACGAACATCAGGCGCGTGAGCTATGTAACTTTATCATGGCTAATGTCGATAAAAAGCTGACCTATCAGATCAAGCCACAGACACGCACTAGTCAACAAAACAAAGCCATCTACGCTTACTGCGCGCATGTCGCACGAGAGCTGGATGCCCGGGGAAAGGATATGCAACAAGTCGTAACGATGTCGATTCCACCAACTAAGGAGCTGGTTAAGCTCATTATGTGGGATAAAGTACAAGAGGCGTTATTTGGCAGGAAGTCATCGTCTGACCTACTAACTAACGAGGTAGACGACGTGCAGCGTGTCATTGGAAGGCACCTCGCTGAGACTCACGACATTGATGTGCCGTTCGGGCGATGAGTCACATGCGCCGATGCATCGTCTGCAATGCAGCTATGATGCCCTTTTTCTATCAAACCAAACCACACGGCCTGCAAGGCTTTAAATGCACATGCGGTGTATGGGAGCGCGCGGTAGCCGATGAAAGGAATTTAACCTATGCCGACTTCAACAAAGCCGAAAAAACAAAAAACCGTAGCGAAGCTGAGAGAAGAGGCCGCCGTGCTACTCCAAAAGCTTGTGAGAATGAAGGCTGCGGATGAGAACGGCCTAGCCTCTTGTGTGACCTGCGGGAAGCGCCAGCACTACAAAGAAATGGATGGCGGTCACTTTATCAGTCGTAAGTGGACAGCTACCAAGCTGGTAGAAGAGAACATCCACCCGCAGTGCAAAGGCTGTAACCAGTACGCCAGTGGCCGGCACGATGACTACTCACTGTATATGGTAGACACCTACGGCATCGAGATGGTCAGGGAGCTGAACGATAAGAAGCGTGAGCTGTGTAAGCAGAATCGCATTGAGCTAGAAGATATCAAGGTGGAGTTAAAGCTACGAATAGCCGAGCAAGCTGTTCGCCTTGGAGAAAAGTAAAAAAATGGCTTACCTGCCTTGCGCGCCGTGTCAGGATATGAGACATTAGGGGTGTCGGGGATGTCCCGGCATCAACGGGAGAGACACAATGGCAAATCGAAAAACTATTTATGTAACTGCTAACGGTCAAATGGCTTTTGGCCGTATGCGTATCACCAAGTCGCATGACGGCAAGCGCGTGCTTGTATTCACTCACAAAGAAATCGCTGGCCTCACTAACATGGATGGCGAGCAGATGTACGAAGTGGTTGGTGACTTGTGGCAAGAGTTTCCGGGGTGGACTTTGAAGGAAGTGGCCGAGCGTATGCAAAATTGGTATGGAGAGGTTGCATAAGCGGCCTTTACCAAGGGAGAAAAGTTATGAACGAAGTAGCGCGAGAAAATTTAGTGTTGGCGATGGCAGAGCGATATCTCACCAATAGTATCGACAGCAAGCGAGTCCCTAGCGTAGAGGTCTGTGTTGATGGTTTGCTTTTTGAAAAGCCGCAGGCTTGGTGGGGTGACGAGCAAGACGTGCTTGAATGGGCTATCCGCGCACGAGACGAGATTATTGAGGGCCGCAACTATATGGCGAGCAAGGGACGAGGCCTGCACGATGAGCCAGTCGATCCCGCTTGGTGCTACCAATGAACGCTGACATAGAGCTGCGCATCTTATCTCTGCTACGGGCGCGCTACTTTGATCACGAGGTGGCGTCCATCATCGAGCAGGAATTTCCGCACCTAAACGAGTTCGATATCGAAGACTTACCGGCGCGTATTAAGCGCATAGGAGCTATGTTATGAGCTATTCATGGGAATCAGTGGTCGTCGACTGGGTTGATGAATGGAAGGTTTGGTCTGTCTGCGGGCTCGATGCACAAGGCAACAGCGAATATCTATCTGACGCTGCACTCAAAAAACACGCAATCAATGACGCATTGGAGTACGCCTTTCGTAGTGGCAATAAGCCTTTAAGTCGACGCGTAGACGTTTACTCAAAACAGGGTGCGCGGGTGCAGTGCTACAGCATGGAAGAAGCGGAAGCGGAGAAGCGCCAAAAGGAATATGAGCAGGTCTACGTTGTTACGGTAGAGACTGTGCGCCGGGATAGTTATGTTGTCGTAGCTGCCAGCGAGGCTGATCTCAAAGACAAGTTTAAAAACGATAGGAAGCGTTGGGTGCCAGAAAGGTCAGAGCCTGAAGAGGCAAGCATTATCAGTTCGCAAAAAACTTACCGATTAAAACGAGGATTCTAGTCATGAGATACTCGCGTTACGTTTTACCTTCCATAAGCTTGATTGCCGGCGTCGTCATGCTGGGCTTTGTGGGGGAGATGGATTATCAAGACGCGCTTGCAGAAGAGGCGCACTACACAAACATGGTCTGTGCCGGGCATTGGCCTGACTACAAAAATCTGGGGATTAGTTGTGAAGCTCAACCAAAACCAAATGCAGGAGGCGATGTCTCTTTTTGAGCGAGGCGTAGACACTTGGTCTATCTCGCAAGTCATGGGCGTACACTACGACACAATGCGCAGATACCTAAGAATCTACGAGAAGTACGGGGAGTCGATATTCACCAAAGATCCCGTGCCGGTTGATGAGTCTGTGGATAAGTCTTAGAATCAGCGGGTCATTGGCAGTGAGGCGATAGTATGCTGCAAGTGGTTGGTATCCAGTGGTATCCGGTACGACCGGGCAACATGCCTAAGAACGAAAGAACGGTGCTTGTCGCATTTGACGACATGACTGTGGAATCGTGGCCTCTTACTTTCAGTGACATTATGGACGGCGAGATACGGGCAGGACACAGCATGGGGCTGTACTGGGCCGACTCAATACCGCACCCAGACGAGGATTAGGACGGTGGCAACGACAAGACGGCAAAAGGTACGCGCTGTTAAAGATGAAGAGAACAGGCGCGCATTAAGCATTAGGGGTAAGGCCGACTACATCTTTGATTTAATTGATCAAATCGGTGAGCTGGACCCTGAAGAGGACCAGCACTTCGCAGCTAAGGTTCAGCAGAAGAAGACACAGGCTGAATTGAGGCTCAAGATGCTCGCTAAGACGCTACCTGATCTCAAGCAAGTGGATGCAGATCTCACTAGTAGCGATGGTTCCATGACTCCACCAATGGTGATTGAACTTGTCGCAAAAGGTCTCGATTGAACTACCGCCTAAACTAGCCGACCTATTTACCGGGGAAGCTAGATACCGTTGCTCATACGGTGGCCGGGGAAGCGCTAAGACTCGCTCGTTCGCTCTGATGACTGCTGTATGGGGAATGCGCTGGGGTGTGGCTGGCAAGCAAGGCCAGATACTGTGCGCACGAGAACACCTAAACTCTCTCGATGAATCCTCTATGGAGGAGGTGAAGTCAGCCATCCGCTCTGTTCCCTGCCTTATGGACTACTACGAGATAGGCGAGCGATACATACGCAGCCGGGATGGGCGGATTAGCTACGTATTCTCTGGCTTACGCAGGAACCTCGATAGCATTAAGTCTAAGGCTCGTATTCTTCTGTGCTGGGTGGACGAGGCAGAGACAGTTACTGAGACGGCATGGCAAAAGCTTATCCCTACAGTGCGAGAGGACGACTCAGAGATATGGGTAACGTGGAATCCTGAAAACAAAAAATCCGCAACGCATAATCGATTCCGGGTAACTGAGCCCGAGCAATGCAAGATCGTTGAGATGAATTGGCGGGATAACCCGTGGTTTCCAGCGGTATTGGAGCAGGAGCGCCAACAAGACCTAAAGAAACGCCCGGATGTCTATGATCATATTTGGGAGGGTGACTTCAGGATCTTCTCAGAAGGCGCCTACTACACGAATGAGATGGCTAACGCGTTACACGAGGGCAGGATAGATCGTGTCCCCTACGAGCGCTCAGTGGGCGTGGTGACGGCGTGGGACTTAGGAGTCGGTGACTCTACTGCTATCTGGTTCGCGCAGTTTGTCGGTCCAGAGGTGAGGCTCATTGATTACTACGAGAACGCCGGGGTGGGCCTTGATCACTACGCACGCATTCTGCAAGAGAAGGGTTATATTTACGAGCAGCATATCTTGCCTCACGATGTCAGGGTCAGGGAGCTGGGCAGCGGCCGGTCACGGTTAGAGGTATTGGATAACTTACGCGTAACCCCGGTATCGATTGCCCCACAGCTAAACGTAGACGACGGCATCCAAGCGGTCAGGTCGCTACTGGATATGTGCTACTTCGATAAGGACAAGTGTGAGAAGGGTATCGATTGTCTTAGGCAGTATCGCCGGCAGTACAATGAGACCATGCAGGTGTGGGCTGAGAGGCCGTTGCACGACTGGACATCACACTGTGCGGATGCCTTCCGATACCTTGCGATAGGCAGGAAAGAGTTCTCAGATTGGGGTTCTCCCATAAGGCGTAACCTAAAAGGCATTGTCTGATATAATCGGGGCTTCGTATTGGAGGCTTCATGGCAATTGGCGAACGCTTACGCGGCATTCTTGATGAACTAATCGCTACCGGGTACCCCGAGCAGGTGGCCGAGCGCATTGCTTCTGGCGACCTCCCAATGGATACAGCGTCTCGTATGCAGCGTGCCGAGGCTATGGGCTTCGACCCTAGTGACGTCCAATATCACGGCACAGAAGCGGACATTACGCAGTTCAGACCCAGCGCAAAAGGCAAAATGGGGCCGGGTGTTTACACTACCCCTAGCCCATCTAAGGCGTCTGTATTTGCAGGATATCCAAGCCCTTATGCTGAGGGCGGCAATGTCATGCCTTTATTGTTGCGTGGAGACTACATTAAGCGTGCTGACGCATTCGATTTGCGGCCTGAGATTAGCGGCAGAGAAGGCCAGCGCATCCTGAATGAAACTCTTGAGGGTATGGGGTACGCAGGTAGTAAAGCAGGGGAGCGAGGCTCTTTAGCGCCTGAAGCGGTCACGTTTGACCCTCGCAATGTTCGCTCCCTGTTCGCCGCATTCGACCCTGAGTACAAAGGCTCCAACGTCCTCGGTGGTACAGCAGCAGGGGCTTTGGGTCTAACAGCATTGATGGCGCCACAGGAGGCAGAGGCTAAGACTCCAGAGTTCTTAGCGAGCCTACCTCAATTAGAGCCGTACGAGCCCGGCCTAATCGATAGCGCCGTACAGAATGCGGCTAATTTCCTGAAGGACATCGGCGCCACTGAGTCTGACTACACTGCTAACCAAATGGCTTCCAGCCTATCTAACTTGGCTGACTTCACGCCGATTGTAGGCGATGTAAAGGGTTTTGCTGAGGCTCGTGATGCATTTAGCGAGGGCAACTACGGTGAGGCAGCGCTGCTCGGTGGTTTAGGTCTATTGGGGGCGATACCAGTAGGCGGTGACATTCTTGCTGGAGCTGCGAAGGGAATGTTTATCGGGCCAAGTGCTCGTAACTTTAACTTTGAGCAAATGCGCCGCCATCAGGAGATGGAAGAAGCTGGAAAGAGTCAGCGCGAAATTTTAGCTGAGACCGGGCTGTTCAGAGGCGCAGACGGCAGGGTACGCTCTGAAATCTCTGACGCAACTGCAAAATCAACGCCATTCCCATTCGGGCAAAATCCAACTTTAGATGCAGCTCCTATACAAACCACGGTGGGCGGTATCCTTGAGCACCCAGAGCTTTTCCGTAACTACCCGTTCTTGCAGGACGTGAAAGTTAATAATATGGCGATGACTGATCCGGGGACTATGCACCAAGCTGGCGGTTATTACGATCCAAATACTGGAGAGCTTACACTTAACCCATTAGCTGCAAGCTCAGAGGACGCCTCACGCAATATCATGCTGCACGAGTTGCAGCACATGATCCAGCAAGCTGAAGGATTCGCGAAGGGCGGGAATGCCGAAAGCGCGCAACGTATCGCCGGAATGATCAATCGCCAAGAGTTTCAAGACGCCTTCGATTATGGCCTTGAAGAAACCGCATACAAACGAACAGAAATATTAGACGAGCTAAGAGCGTTGCGGCCGGCAGAGACGCTATACCGCATGCAAAACATTGGCCGTCCTAAAGACCTATTCAACAGCGACTTTTGGTATCGGCTCAGCGACGATGTCATTAGTGAGATTGGGTCTCCTCCACGCAGGGGGCAGGCTTCCTTAGACTACGCACAACGAGCCGGCAAAGTTATCTCCCGCCTATTGCAGACTAAGGGTGACGATCAGTTCATATACGCTCAAGGGCAAGAAAGGCTCGATGAGGTGGGCTCTGACATAAAGCGTCTCATGCGTAACGCAGAAGCCAAACTTAACAGGTATGACGCGAATCCAAAAAATCAGGAAGCTATCTCGGCGGTCGAAGAGCGCAAGCGAAGAAATACGTTAAGGCTTAACGAGACTGAGCAAGAGAGCTATAACCGTCTCGGAGGCGAGGTTGAGTCTCGTAACACAGAGGCCCGTCAGGCGATGACAATGGAAGAGCGGCTCGCTACTCCGTACTACTTAACGCAAGATATACCGAATCGAGAGCAGGAAATGTACCGCCTTACTGATCGAGGGCACCTGATTACATATCCAGAGCGAAATCGCTTTGATCTGCTTTATCCCCGCGGCTTGCTAGGGGAGTGATATAATGGCTACACCGAGAAAAGGTAAGGCAAAAGTAAAGGTAACGGCCTCCGGCAAGAAAGTTTCGTATGGGCAAGCCGGAAAGGCCAAGGATGGCAAGCCGCGAGTAAGGCCCGGAACCAGTAAA